GCAGTCTGAGCAGCTTGCATACGCATCTGAGCTTCCTGTGCAGCTTGCTGAGCCTGCTGAGCCTGTGGATTAGGCTGTGCAGCTTGCTGTAGCTTCGCAATCAGTTCTTCACGGTTAGCTAGGTTCATGTTGTCAACAATAGACTCAATCAATGTCGGGTATAGTGGTGACTCTGGAGACATAGTCTGCAGTAGTTGAACTAGCTGTGTAACTTCGTATTCTCGTGCAATGATTCCAAGAGACGATGAAGCTGTGAAGTTATAATCGCTTACTGGGTAACGTTCTGGGTCAAACTGCATATACCTATAAGCTGCTTTACGCACAAAAGGCAACAAGAAAGACTCTTGGAAGTTAATAAGTGTACGTTTATGACGCTTGATGATAGCACCAAGAGACATAGAGATACCAGCAGCTGTAGAGTCACCATTGATAGATCCTGGAATGCCTGCAGCGTCTATAGCGCCTGTAGCCATCTGTACCATCTGCTGAAGTGATGCAGCTTGGTTGAATGTCGATGGGTCTAAGTTACCAAATCGGAATGGCTGAAGAATCTCAGCAGGGTTGCCATTGGTTAGAATGGTTTTTCCCGGTCTAATCTCCATCTTAGTTCCACGAGGCAGTCGAGAAGCATCTACAGCCATCATAGGGTGTACTGTTAGGCTAAGTGCATCAATACGTGCACGAAGTTCAGTGTCTAGTGCTTTCTGGCTGTTGTAGCCTTTCTCACAAACACCACGTCCCCAGAAGCGACTAGGAACTGCATCCCAAGCAAATGCCACTACAGGACGATCGCCCATCATGTATGGATTCTCTTCAATTTTAAGAAGAGTACCACCATTAGCAATAACAATAACGACTTCAGTGTATCGTTTGTAGTCTGCCTTGTCTTCAGTTAGATCCACAACTTCTTCGTCTTCATTGGCCGTTGCAGACATAAATAGATGTGTTGGAACTAAACCGTAGTATTTAGTTAGACGTACTTTGTCATCACTATACATAGTTAGTGACTGGTCAGGCTCAAGATCTGAGTCTGGTGGATCAATACCAATATCTACATCACGGTATACACCGCTTTCTTGAAGCATCTCAATCTGGTGTAGTGGTACGTACTCATCAATTGCAACACCTAGTGCTTCATCAATAGAAGTAGCTACAGGGTCAATTAAGAAGTTCTGTGGCATAACAGGACGTAGTTTGACTACTGTACGGTCACGTTTCTCTACACCAACTGCTTGAGCTGCACCGTCCATAATAGGCTGTGTAGCTGGTCGAGTATCTACAACTTCGTCTAGTACAATTTCACCAATGCCTGTGCCGTAGATAGCTGAGTTAAGAATACACTCCGCTACAGCTTTACGTACTTTGCAGTATTCAAAGTCTTCAGTCATCAATGAGCGAAGTAACTGTACATCTTGTGTGTCGTTATCGCCTTTGTTGTCTTTGATGTCAAAGAACTTACCACGTCCAAAGGTAGCTTCTTCTACTTCAGCTACACTGCTCTCTACAGCCTGTTGGAGGGCTGGACTGATAATCTTACTGCGCTCTGAGTTGCGCATTGAGTCAGAACCATCCCAAATACCACGCCATAGACGGTAGTATTCATCAAACTGTTCTTTGTAGTTGGCTTCGTAGTGGTCACGCCAGTTACCTACTTTGTCCATTACCCAGTCTTCGACGGACTGTTCTAATAGAAACTCATCGTTTTCATAGTTCATGTATTGAATCTTCCTGTTTTGAGGCTTAGTAGCCAGTTATAGGGTCTAAGACCTCGTAATCGTCTTCTTCATAGTCAACATAGTAACTAAGTACTGCTAGCTGGTCTATGTAAGCTAATGCGTCTATTAAGTCATCGTGGACTAATGGGTTAGGGAACTGAAATAACTGGTCACAGAACTCCGTATTCCATTCGCCCTCTGCTAAAGTGACTTGACCATTCTCAAAGCGACCTTGTAAGCCCCAAACAATACGGTCAATCTTCTTTTTATTACCGTGCGTTAGCTCTTCAGTTCTAAAGTAACGCTGATTAGCCTTCATAAGGTCTGTTAAGTAGGGCAATACAGCGTTGCGTAGTGCTCCTTTCTCAATGCCTATAGAGACTGGTTTGTATTTAGCAACTGCATTGAAGATCTTCTCAGCAGTCTTTTTAATATCCCAACGTCCAAAGATAATATCAGCTACGTACCAACCATCTGTGTTGGCTTTAACGACTGCTATAGCCGTTTGGTCGAGCTTCTTAGCTTTAGAGGTATGAGCATTAGCTATGTCTGCAAAGCCTGCAAGGTCAACTGCTATGTAGTAGTCTCCTTGTTCTGGCTCTTCTCCGAACTTAACCCAGTCTTCTTTGAATATCTCGCTTCCCAGTGCTTCAAAGCTAGCCAAGAACTCCTGACGGAACGCATACGAGGACATAGACTTCTTCGCCACATCAATCTCTTCTGGGTCGAGTAGTGGGTTATCATAAGACGTGAAGTGCCATGCTTTATATGTTGGATCTTCATCCGTAGCTGCATAGTTGTAGAGGTCATAGAAATGGTTACGCCCCATCGGAGTACCAATGAACATTGCATCGCCCTTCTGGTCGGCAAGAGCAGGTCGAAGAATCTGTTCCCACACTGTAGGCTTCATATCTGCGTATTCATCGAGTACTAGAAACTTAAGAGACACACCACGCATTGTTTCAGGTCTGTCAGCGCCCTTTAGGGCTATTGTAGCTCCATTGACCAATGTAATGTGTAGGTTGTTAATGTGTGTAGATTTAATAACAGGGTGCGCAAGTTCCAACAGTGTTTGCCACATGATGTCCCTAGCCTGACCCTGCGTAGGGGCTACATAGAATACGTGACCCTTTGTAGCCTGTAGTGCGTAGATAATTAACATCCAAGCCGCCAATCGAGACTTACCAGTTCGACGACCTGCTGCTATTATCTTGAAGCGTGTCTTGTCGTTAAAGACATCTTGCTGCCAAGGTAGCAGTTCTACATTAAGTTCAGCCATGCACAGATCTCATTAGTTCTACTAGCTCTACACCACGACTCTTAACCTGTCGATACCAACGACTATCAATCATTTGATTAGCTGCTTCGTTCCAATCATTAGCCTCTACAGCCTTAATCATGTTCTTAAATTTAGACAGTCTAGGACGACCCAAGTTAAACGTCATGTTGACTAGTACACGCTGCACAGGGTCTGGGTAGTCTCCAAGTGATGGGAAGAGTTGTTCGCACTCCTTAATAGATACTGCTAAGTCTTGTTTGAAGAGCTCTAAAGCCCTCTCTTCAGTAATCTTAGTTCCAACAGGCTTCTTGAATTCTTCATCACCAAGTTTAATAAGGTGTCCAACACCACAGGTATGTAGCCCTTCAGTGTCTAAGTAGACCTCTAACACAATACCTTCGTGTTTAACTAGGTCTTCAGTGATAGTGCCAATTAGTTCTTCATTCAGTTTCATTGTAATCGCCTTCTATGTAGTCTTCATAGGTCTCTGTTGAGTCTGTGCCACTGCCTATATTAATGGCTTCGCCTCCAACACCACTGATGGTAATGTTGACTGCAGCACGTCCATTGCCCTCTTTATCTTTTTCAAAATACGATAGAGGCATTAAGCGATCTACAAGGAGCTTCCACGCTGCTGCTTGGTTTTTATGTTCATCGTCTAAAGCAGCATTGAGAATTGAATCTAGTACTCTACGTGATTTTGGTGAAGCCAGCAGTCGAGCTTTGTACTCTTTAATTGCTGCAGCTTCACCAGCCGGTCTACCTACTTTGCCTCTGTTGCCTTCTTTTTTAGAATTAACAAGTGACTTTTTAGGTCTACCTCTTTTTCTTTTTGGTGGTGTCTCTATAGAGTCTACGACAGTAGTCTCTATCGGCTCTATAGAGGTTTCCAAGAAATCATTCTGTGAATCATTCATTATTTATAATCCTTATCTTAAAGAACTCTAAAGTTCTAAGGGGAGTCAATATCTATGCACGAAGTTCAATGAATGTTAGGAGAGTAGTTCCTTGGAGTTCACTGTTCATCGTTACTATATAGATATAGTATAGCATATTTTTAAGTAAAAGTCAATACCCTATAGCAACTTTTTTATTAAATAGTCTATGTACTTTTTACTACACAGGTTCTGCACGAGGTCTACACAGCCTTTATAGCCTATATAACCTCTTTTATATCAACTATTTAGCCTATTATAGCACTATAGCGACATTGTAGTCTTTATAGGTCGTATTTATAGTAGTTTTTATAGGTCTATAGAGGTCAAACTAGCCCTATTTTGTATCTGGGCAGGTACTATATATATAATTATAAGACAATAGAGCCCCCCGAGGGGGTTAACACAGCCTCTACAGCCTTTACAGCCTGCTTAGCACCTAGCTACACAGCCTGCACAGCCCTATAGAGCCCTACACTGCGCAGAATCTACACAGCCTACACAGCCCTTGTAAGCCCTGCACAGCCCTATAGAGCCTATATAGTGCCCTGCCCTACCCTGCCTGAATAGACTGTATAGGGCTATATAGTGTTATGTAGTTCTACAGGGCTTGAAAGTGTGGACTGGTTAAGCTACTCACAGCCACTCTATAGCCTCTATAGACTCCATAGCCTAAAGCCTCTATAAACTATAAAGCCTCTATAGCCTACACAACCTACACAGCCTCTATAGCCTACACAACCTTAACCTATCCCCTACCCTACACAGCCTACACAACCTACACAACCTACACAGCCTGCACTAGTTCTCCCCTGCCCTACTGACATAAAACAGCATTGCCTAGATGCAACAAAGCCCTGTAGGGTTAGTACAGGGCTATATAGATTTAATTAGATATTAGCGCAGCATTAATAACACTAAACCAACTACAAGTAATTCTGCGATTATTTCCATTGGTTAGAACGTCCCTATTAATTCTGCAGCATCAACAACAAAGCCCGAATTATCTTTGATAGCCTTGCCCTTTGCTTTGAGTCCGATAATAACTTTACCGGCATTAGCGTTAACCCAGTCGCTAGCGTCACCGTCGATAACCTTCCTGCCTAGATAGGTTTTAGGCATACCATTCTTAAACACTACTGCTATTGGGCTATTATGCTTTAAAGCCTCGTGTACATTACCTGCGTATTGATAGCGGCCTGAATAGCTAAAGATCAGTAGTTGGTTAGGTAATGGTTTTTCTAGTCGCTTGGCTATCTTAGTATAATCTAGGAATGTTATTTCTGGATGCAGTGCCATAACGTCTCGCCAGTCTATATCCGAAATAGTATTAAGCCTTACTACGGGTTGTTTTCCTTGTTTGCTGCATAGAACTTTGAAGTTAGCTAGCTCGTGATTCAATTGTGCTTTAAAGCCTACAGGATCAGCCATATACCAATTAGTCTTTGCCTGCCTAGCCTTTGCAACGTTATCAAACCTGCCTCGCCCTGCAGATACTAAGCAAGCTTCTAAACAGCCTGCAGCTTTACTACCTGCGCAGATTCTAGGGTTAGGATATAAACTCAATCCGGCATATCTAATATTAGCCTCTTTATTTGTTTTGGCTATCTTTGTGTTAGCCCCGTTGGTATCTAATAGTTTCATTGGTTAGCCTCCTAAGCGTGATCAAGTAATAAAGCTTTTAGATAGCTTACAGGGTAGCCCGTTAGATTGGCTAGTTCCTGCAGCGTGATATTAGTAGTATCGTAAAGATTGATAATTTCTGCGTTAGTCATATTAGCCCCCAGTTACAGCTAAAAAGTTAAGTATAACTACACCAGCAAAAGCTAGCGTCCCTACAGTTACGATAATTGCGTCACTCATAATAAAAGCCCTGTAAAGTTATGGGGCATATTTCAGCCCCGTTAGGTTTATTTAGCAGCTACTGCGAAATTCCAAGCGTTACGCACTGCAGCGGTTTCTAGTGCGATTGTAACTTTACCTTTATGGAATTGGGTAAAAGTACCGCCTTTCTGAATTTCTAGTTTACGGCTGTCACGTACACGTACACGGTAAAAACCTTGAGTGGCCTTGCCGTGCTTATTTGATAGCGTAAAACGCACAGTGCTATTTGATTTATCTTTGAATTCTACAGTCTTGCCAGTTAGCTTCGCAGCTGCCTTAATAGTGAAGCGGGTAAACTTCTCTTTTAGCGTCATGGTTTCAGCCTCTAATTGATCTTTGATTGATTGCATTTTCTCTAAGTGTGCTAGGCGCAGTTCTAGGT